AATTGAACAGTCTGATGTTTTTATTGTGCCTGACTTATCCGGCAAGGTATAAGTTCGATCTGCCGAAGGCGTACCGGTAAACAAAAACTTATATGCCGTTCCACCTGTCAGATACATATAATCGGCATAAACTTTGTACCATGCTTTTCCTGATTCACCCAAATATCCACTATGGTTTTTATTGGGAGAATTGCTTGTGGCAGTAAAAGCGGGTATAGCAAATGCCACTATTAACAACATTGAAACTAAAATCCTTAAAATCTTTCTCATATCTTCCCTCCTTTAAAGGTAAAACCTAACTCTTTATATTAAAAGGCGATTCTCCCTTTTAACTTCTATCATGTCTGTTCGGATGTTTCTTTCTCCCTCGATATAGCCGGCAACCGGTATGCAGTCTTTGGGAGCATCAGCTTCGAAAGCCTCAAATATATGGCAAAAATAACGTGCCGGACTCATGGCTGAAACTGCCACAATCTTAAAACTCCCGATCCAACTCAAATAACTCTTTTCCGGAACATCGTAGAAACCGGCTTTAGGTATCATACGACCTGGCAACTGCGGGGAAACGGCAACGAGGTATAATTTCCCGCGGTTTAAAAAAACAGCAGGAGTAAACTTGCACCCCTTTATTTCCGTGACTGAAGCTGGGGTCCCGGGGCAAGTCAAGGGTATATTGCTGACCTGCTTCTTGATCATTCCCTGCCCGACTTCTTCCGGTAATATTATTTTTCCCACATTGACCTCCAATTATTCTTTATTTTCCGGTTCACTAAAACTCACATTCATAAGCGCTTCAGTAATATCATTGACGTTTTTCGGCTGAAGAACTCCCATGAGTTTAAGCAAATGCCGTGCGTAATTGCATAAAAACTTCTGTTCATCGGTCTGGATTTCGTTAAAGAACCCCAATTCAACCAGCATGTGCGCCAGAACTTCCTTACCTGACCGCGTACCAAACACTTCACGGTATAGTCTTTTTACTTCATCAGCGGAATTATTATCATTTTTCTTGTTTAGCAAATCTTTAATATCAGCCATTTTACTGTAACCCCTCCGCTAATTTCCCCTGCATCATCTGATCCATCGGCGAATTGGCTTCGGCGCCTTTGGATAAATTAGGAACGGCCTGTGACATTAAAGCAGCTTGCTTAACCTGTGCTTCCTGCATAATCTGTTTATTGCGCGCCTCTCTGGTCTGCTTAACTTCATCTTCATCGGTAAATGCGTGCGCCGGCCAACCGAAGGACTCAAGGAGTTCTTTGGCAGCGTAATCAATGTTGACCAAATCCATCGTGCCGGGTTTGATTGCTTCCAGTTCGCCCATTACTTTAAGGCCTGACATGATTCCCTGTGTTCTAAACAATCTCTTTTGCATCTGCGCCAGCGGTCCAATGTAATCATATTTTAAAGTCTGGCCGCCGAATAATTCCATCATAATCTGCGGCATTTCGGGCATCCGACCACCTTCAGTTGCCAGTTCAGCAGTACGATCATTTATCACATCAAGGCCATCCGAGGCGAACCGGCCTATGATTGTACCGAGAACTGAAGCCTTTTCGCTCTGCATTTCCATGACTTGAGGAACAGAAAGCTGCGCGCCCTCCATTGCAGCACGGGAAAGCATCATAAAGAAATCAACATGGTAGAAGTTCTTAATAATATTCCTTACCTCATCTTCCCTGTCTTTTCCTATGCTGTAATTGGAGCCGACTGGCGAAGGCATGGCTAATCTGGCTTTATCCTCGTAGTAATTCCGGCCATTCGGAACTATGCGTTCCTGCCCTCTCATTTCAACCGGTATATTCCACGGAGGTTCAGCGGCCAACTGCGCCACCTTATACATTGATTTCGCAAGTATATTGCCGCCAAGGATTGTAATTAAAGCATCAGATGAAGGAGAACGTCCGTAAGATTCTTCACTATTTACTCTCCAGCGCCAACAGGCATACGGAAACTGCCGATATCCCTGCTCAGCCAGTATTACCTTTTTCTCTTCCAGAATGTAAACGGATCCCCACGGCATGTTCTTATTGTCTATTTTAGGAACAAACTGTGCACCGACCTGATACATTTCACGTTCTGATCTCGGATAAACTGCATGGATAACAGTATATTGCGTTTCCGACTTATCCATTGTTTCGATTTCAGAAGGCAGGCGACCGGGGAATTTCTGCTTCAACTGGCGCAACGTCATATTGAACCTACGGAATAATGTATCAACCTTGCCGAACATATTGGTTGATATGAAGCATTCGCCCGGATTACAGACGGTATAAATAGTTTTGCCGCTGGTCACATCCTCTTCCATGTAAATAGTTGAGGTTCCGATTGAACTGGCGTCACTTATAAACTCCGGCATCACATCGTAGAAGTTCGACCGCTGGTATTCATTGTAAAGCGCATATTCATAATCCTCTATAAACGTGCGGATTTCAGGGATCTTATCTATCCTGTGATTGTATTTACGCATGGAACTGGCACGATTGAATGTAGAACCGCCAAATGAAGGGATTTGCAGGCGTACCCAAGGGAACTGTGCCGAAAGTATGTTGCCATAAAATCCGCTAACCAGTATATCATGCGCTGATTGAGCCGTGCCATCAAACACATTGTCGCCTACCGTAAGGCCACGTTGTTTATCACCCTTGAAATTGTACCGGCGTGGGACCACGTAATCAGTAATGTCCTGCCACATATCATGGTAAAGGGAGCGCTCGCGGTAAAGTTCACCGTACCAATCCAGCAACTTTTGTACCTTTTCCTCTTCTTTACTTTTTGTCAATTTCACTTCTTCAGGCATGATTTATCCCTTTATCCCAGCAATGTTTTCTTATTGGCAATCGAACCGGTACCACCCAAAACTCCCTCACCACCCGTTAGTATGGTTTTACTCCGGCCAAGCATTTTCCTTATTCTTTCACGTTGGGCATCTTCAGCCGCCAGTATTTCCGCATCGGTTTTTTGTGGCGCCGCTGCTGGTTCAACAACTGTTGCCGGTCTGCTCGATGATCCAAAAGACATAATTTCCTCCTTATGCCGCCCTTAAATTGCCTTCCCTGTGGTGGCGAAGCGGATTATACCCGCCATCCTGTGATTCCCTTGCTTGACCAGGAGGCACATAATTCACATTTGCCTGATTCATGTCTGGGAAGGGCAGGTGGACTTCAGGCGATTTGATGCGCGCCAATGTGTCCAACATATCATCATGGGATCCGAAAGGCCACGGCCTCGCTTCCTCGTTTAAGAATACTTGCGTCAAATCAACCTGCTTTCCTTCTACCGTTCTGTATAAACATTCTTCAGGAATGTAGATTTCCCCTTCCTTTACCATGGGAACGATGCAGCTTATCCGGTCATTTTTCTCAATGTTGCCGCCAACCGGCTTGATTGTAAACCGATAGTTCTCTAATTTCATTACACTTTCAATATGTGATATATCGGCATCCTTGCCGTATTTTTCATAGTAAATGCCCTTGATTGCTTTGCCATACTTTCTATGCAATCTGAATATAGTGTCCGTGCGTTCTTCCAAACTTAACCTGTCACGCACCCATTCAACCACATACACATTATGATCTGCACTTAAGCCAATAACAGTAAATACAGTGTAATCACTACCTTTCTTCTTCTCATTGGCCGGATCAACCAGTACAATTATATTCATCCCGCGCCAGCAATCCCGTTTTGCCGTTGACCAGAACTTCCACCACTCCATATCGAACCCGTACTTACTTTCCATCTTTGGATTGCAAAGCACCTGGCAGGCGAACTGGTAAGGCGTAAGAGTTTTGCGCCGGTCGGCCAGTTGTTCAGGCGTCCACCAGACAGGCGCGCCAGTTACAGTTCCATCGACTGTGCCGGGAAAAAGGCGTTCTTTAAGTATGCCTCTCGCTATCATCTGCACATACGGATCGTTGAAATGGTAGTAGGTGCCCACGCCACGTTTCCGATATCCACGGCAGGTAAGGTTTGTGGAAGAATTAATATACTCCATTGTTTTTGTAATCATTTCCGGATTCTTAACATCATCTTCATTTAACACATCATCCCAAACTATAATTGTATAATGATCACCAGTATGTAAACCATCCAATCCAGAGGCGTTAACCGTACCTTCAACATAGTTTCCGCGGCGCTTCACCTGAATTACATCTTCTGTCCACTTCGGCGACTGCTTCTCCGGGTTTGCATAAAGGATATCTGGAAACAACTTCTTCAACTTATTATTTTCTTCCATTTCATACTTTATAGGAAGCATATGCCCTTTGGCTGTTTTTGATGTATGACTAAAAATACAAATACGTTCTTCTTGATTATTAAGAACATCTTGAAGTGATAATATAAAAGTAATCAAACTGGATTTCCCATGCTCCCTGCACCACACATCCATCATCCCATCCGGCTCAGCCATTATGTCTCTGGTGCGCGCAAAGTGGAAGTCATCGTCCAAATCAGTCCTGCCACACATATAAACTGCTAAAAAGAACAAATCCCTGCGGCAAAGCGCCCGTAGAACAGCCGCCTCCTGCTTCCTCTTCCTCGCATCGGTAAGCAGCGCACCGTATGTTTCGTGCATTTCGGCTCGGTTTAGTATCTGTCCTTCAGCCATCACAAAAACCGCTCCCTATAAAATTTACGGAAAAATTTCCAGCCCTACCCGCTTTTACCACCCTGCCAAAACGATAACTGAAAAAACCACCCCCACCCCTACAAACACGCCTACTTTCCAAAAACCGCCTTTTACGCTTGTCGGAGGCTGTGAGAGGGTTCTTCCCCAAAATTGGGCACGGCTGTTCTCCCAAAACGGTCGTCATGATCCCCCCGGTCTTACTTAAGTAATTATTCATACCACTCCTTGGCTACGCTGGAAGTGTTGGTTGAATTGGGAACTGGTTTGCTACCCTCTTTAGTTGTATCAATCTTAGAATTTAGGTTGCCTGTAATATTACTAGCATTCTGTTTTCTGCCTGAACTTGCTGATTTACTTGCTGTTCGTGGTGCATACTTGCCACGCTTTCCACGTTTAACTGGCTGAACTGCGGGAATCATACCCTCTAAATTGCCCTGTGTTGCACGATTAGCAGGCGGCGCGGGTGTTCCTATGGCCTGATTGACGGCTGAATCGACTACTGTGTCAATATCAACACACTTATCGGCAGGACTTACATCAACGGTTGAGCCGGAGCCGGCACTTTTCAGCGGCGCGATCCGATCCAGCAGCCCGGAAAGATCAGCGTCCAGGCTCTCGGTGATAGAGGTTGGCTGACCCTTCTCAAGGCGGATCATGTTATTGATTTGACTCACAGCATAAGCAATATTATTCAGGCTTGCAGCTTTTATTTTCTTCTTATTAGCGAGTTGGTTCACTAATCTGAACTCT